AGCAAAGGTGACGGCATGGCCGCGGGCAATATGAAGGTCTCGGTCCTCGTCCAGCTGATCGACCGGCTGACGGCGCCGCTGCGCGGCATGATGCGCGGCATCTCCTCGGTCGGATCCAGCATCGCCAATCTCGGCCGACAGATCGGCGTCGTCGGCGGCGCGCTCGCCGCCATCTCCTTCTCGGCGCCCATCCAGCAGGCGGCCGCCTGGGACGCCTCACTGCGCGATATTGCAATCACCGCCGGCAAGACCGGCGGCGAGGTCGAGAAGATGATCGGCGAGATCTCCGACCGCTATCAGAAGCTCGCGCTGGAGACCGGCCAGCGCTCAGCCGACCTCGCCAAGGGCGCGCAGCTCCTGGTCGCCTCCGGCATGGACGCCGGCCTGATCGACAAGCTGATGCCGACGATCGGCCGGGTCGCGACCGCAGCCAACGCGACCATCGAGGATACGGCTAAGACCGCCTTCGCCCTGTCGGACACCCTGAAAGTCGCGCCCGACCAGATGGAGCAGGCGCTCGGCAAGCTCGTCACCGCCGGCAAGCTCGGGCGATTCGAATTCAAGAACATGGCGGCCGAGTTCCCGGCGCTCACCAACCAGATGGCGAAGTTCGGCATCACTGGCATGGAGGCGGTCTCCAGCCTCGGCGCCTCGCTGCAGATCGCCATGCTCGGCACCGCCAACCCGTCCGAGGCGGCGACGAACCTCAAGAACTTCCTGACCAAGATCAACGCGCCCGAGGCGATCAAGAAGTTCGAGAAGGAGCTAAAGGTCGACGTCACCGGCGTGATGACCGATGCGGCGGCCAAGGGCATCAACCCGGTCGAAGCTGTCATCCAGAAGATGTCGGACAAGCTGAAGGTGCCGCAGGCCGAGATCGACAAGATCATGAAAAAGGCCAATGCCGGGCCCGGCACCGATAAGGAAAAGCAGGAAGCCGCCCGCAAGCAGATCGAGCAGCTGCTCGCCGGCACCAAGGTCGGCAGGCTCTATGCCGACATGCAGGTGCTCGACTTCCTGATCCCGACGCTGCTCAACCTCGACAAGCTCAAGGACTTCAAGCGCCAGGTGGCGGAGTCGGGCGCCGAGGTCATCAACCAGGACTTCGAGAGCCGGATGCGCGGCCTGTCGCAGCAGCTGCTGCTCTTCGGCGAGCTCGGCAGCCAGGCGCTGCGCCGCATCGGCGTCGCCTTCGCCTCGAACCTGCCGATGGCGAACCGGGCGATCAGCGAGCTGCTGCGCTGGGTCGTGGCGATCGACGCGAAATGGCCGGGCCTGATCGACGGCGTCCTGTCCTGGACCGGTGCGATCTTAGCCGCCGGTGCCGGGCTCGCGATCCTGACGCCGGTCTTCTCGGCGCTGGCGGCGGCGATCGCGCTGCTCATCTCGCCGATCGGCCTCGTCATGGTAGGCATCGCCGCGCTCGCTGCCGGCGCCGCCTATCTCTACCAGAACTGGGCGACAGTCGGCCCGCAGCTCTCGGCGCTGTGGACCGATATCGGCGCGAAGTTCTCGGCCGGCTGGGAGAGCATCCGCTCCGGCCAGGCGCTCGAGGCGACGATCTCCTGGCTGTCGACGAAGATCCCGGAGCTCGCGACTGCGGTCGTCAATGGTCTGCCGGGGATGATCGAGGCCGGCGGGCGCCTGGTCGCCGCGCTCGGCGAAGGCCTCGCCGCCGGCATGGTCATCGTGATGACTGCCTTCATTGCCGGGCTAGGCCAGCTCGCCAGCGCGGTCGGGAACAATGTCGCGGTGCTCTACGCCGCCGGCGCCCAGCTGGTCACCTCGCTCTGGGAAGGCGCTAAGGCGAAGTTCGCCGAGTTCATTGCCTGGATCGCCACCATCCCCTCGCAGATCGTCGCGGCGATCGGCTCGATCGACCTCAGCAACATGATCAAGATGCCGAGCATGCCGAGCTGGCTCGGCGGCGGCTCCGGAGTGCCGGGCGCGGACTCGGGCGCCAAGGGCGCTCCGATGCCGCCGACCGATCCGCAGGGCAATCCGCTCGGCGGCGGCTTCAACCCGACTTCAAACACTGGCGGCGGCTCGATCGGCGGCTCCAATGGCTTCACCAAGACCGCCGCCAACCAGAACCTCCAGGTCGGCGGGCGCATCGTCGTCGAAGCGGCCGAGGGCACGCGCGTCGTCAATGTCCAATCGACCAACCCGGCCGTGCCGGTGACGCCGAACCGCGGCTCGATGCTCGGGCGCGCCTGATGCTGGACTTCGCCAATCCGGGCTCGCTGCTGCCGGGCCTGCGCCCCGCCGCCTGGCGCGGCGTCACCTTCTGGGTGATCGACGCCAGCCACACGGTCGGCCGGCGCATCCACGCGACGCTCTATCCCGGGCTCGATCTCAAGACCCATGACGATGTCGGGCCCATCGATGGGCCGTTCCGGATCTCCGGCCTCGTCATCGGCGACGACTATGTCGCCAAGACCAAGGCGCTCGAGGCCGTGTTCCGGGCGCCCGGGTCCGGCACCTTCATGCACCCTTGGCTCGGGCCGGTTGATTGCGTGCTGCTCCGACCTGCCGAGATCTCCTTTGCTTCTGACGAGCTGCGGGTGGCACGGATCGAGTGCGAGTTCGATCCGACCGGCGACGACGTCCTCTCCGGCCTGCCCGGCATCGGCGGTCTGTTCGCCTCGCTCTCCGGCCTGCTCGGCGCGATCGGCGGCGTCATCGGCGCCGCGGTGGGGCTGGTCTCCTCGGTGCTGTCGGTCGTGCCGATGGCGCTCGCCATCTTCTCGTTCGGCCTTGGCGCGATCAGCACCGTGTTCTCGATCGTCGATCGCGTCATCGGCGCCGTCGCCCAGGCGGCCATCCTGGTGCCGGTCGCCCGCGCCGTCGCCGGCGCCTTCAGCCGTGCCATCGCGAATGGCGATCGCAAGGTGGTGGCGAGCGCCGTGGCACAGATCCTCGGCGGCTATCCGGCCCAGCTCGGCGCCGCCTTCCGGCCGCTGCCGCCGGCGGCGCTGGGCCCGAGCTCGGAAGCGCCGGCGGTGAAGTCCTATGTGCCGGATCCGCGCGCGGGCGCCACCATCATGTTCACGATCGCCAGCCAGATCGCCGCGCGCGCCTCGGGCTCGGTCTCGGCCGACATTCCCGGCCGGGCGCCCGTCACGGCGACCGAGCGGCTGATCTATCTCGCGGCCGAGACCGCCTTTGTCGCAGAGGGCATCAGCCTGATGGCGGAGATCGATTTCGAGAGCCGCCAGGACGCCGCCGGCTGGCAGGGCAAGGCGGAAACCGCGCTCGCCGGCGCGAGCTCGCGCGCCGCCGGCCTTGCCTTTGACGCTCCCGGCGTCGTCGCGGCGCTCTGGCAGGCGCTCGAGGAAACAAGCGGGCGCCTTGCAATCGACATGTCCGAGGTGATCGGCCGGCTGCAGCCGGTCATCACCATCGAGCCGCCGCGCGCCAGCGCCTGGCTGCTGGCCCAGCACTATGCCGGCGACGATCCGCGCCAGGTCGTGCCGATGCTGCACGACGTCATCAGACGCAACCGCCTGCGCCACCCGGCCATGCTCGGCGCGGGGCCGCTCGAAGTGCTGAAGCCGAAGGGCGCGCCGTGAGCCAGGTCTATCTGCCCGCCAAGATCCCGACGCGCCGGATTGCGCTGAAGATCGACGGCAAGACCATCGACCGTTGGACACGGGCCGAGCTCGTCCATGACATGGGCGAGCTTTCGGCATCCTTCGAGCTCACCGTCCATGACGATGAGCGCGCCAAGGGCACCTGGGAGTGGACGACGCCGGCCGGCGATGGCGAGCCGATGAACTGGGGCCGCAAGGCCGAGATCACGATCGACGGCGAGACCTGGCTGATTGGCTGGATCGACGACGTCTGCTCGGAGGCTGGCGAGCAGGGCGGCGGCTATGTCACGATCAGCGGTCGCGACAAGACCGGCGACCTGGTCGATTGCCCGCCGGATCCTCGCGGCAAGCACGAATACAAGAAGATCAAGCTCGAGGAGTTTGCCAAGAAGCTGTGCGAGCCCTTCGGCATCACCGTAAAATGCGATGTCGATACCAGCCCGGTGCTCGACAAGGCGACGGTCGAAGCCGGCGAGACCGTGATCTCCGCCCTGGCCAAATATGCCAAGCAGCGTGCCGTCATCATCACCAGCGACCGCGTCGGCGGCATCCTGATCACGCGCTCCGGGAAAAAGAAGGCGGTCGACGAGATCCACTTTCCCGGCAACGTCACCCGGGTGCGCGCCACCTTCTCGGCCCGCGAGCGATTCAGCGATTATTTCGTCAAGGGCCAGAGCGAGAAGAACGGCGGCCGGCGGCCCGAGAAGGCAGCGCTCGACGCCTCGGCCGAGCCGCTCGACGAGGCGCCCCAGCAGCCGGCGCCGGCAACCGATTCCCCGCTCGACAAGCCGGGCGGCGCCGGGGCGCATGTCATGGGCCACGCCCAGGACACGGAGGTCAAACGCTGGCGGCCGCACATCTCGATGTCGCGCACCCAGGCCAAGGATGTCGATGCCCAGAAGCAGGCCGACTGGGAGATGCGGACGCGCCGGGCCAAGGGCGACAAGATGGATTACAGCTATCGCGGCATCACCGGCGGCCCGGACCAGAAGCCCTGGCAGATGAACACGGTCGCCTTCTGCGAGGACGACTACGCCGGCCTCTCCTCCGAGCAGCTGATCGCCGGCGTCTCCATCACTTATGACGAGCGCGGCGAGATGACCCGTCTGCGCGTCACTGGCCGCGAGGCCTTCGACCTGCTGCCGGTCGGCGATCGCCGCTCGCAGAAGAAGTCCAGCAAGACAAAGGGCGGCTCCAAGCCGGGCGGCCTCGACAGCACCGCCAACCCGCTCTGAAGGAGGCGCCCATGTCGGCCGACGCGGAAATCCCCCACGCCTATCGCGGCATGATCGCCCTCGCTGCGGTGAAATCGACGAACGACAAGGGCGGCGGCCAGACTGCGACCGTCGAGACGCATCGCCATGTCGAGCGCTCAGACGTCGATGTGCTCGGCATTGCCGGTGTTTCGAGCCGGCCTGCTCCAGGTGGTGAGGCGGTGGTGCTGGCAGTCGGCGGCGACCAGGGCCATCTCGTCGCGCTGCCGCTCCAGGCGCCCGGCAACCGCATGGGCGGCCTCGAGGAGGGCGAGGTCGCGGTCCACAATCTCAAGGGCGACCGCCTGCATGTGAAAAAGGACGGCTCGGTCGAGAGCACCAGCCGCAAGCGGGTGAAGTCGAAGGTGAAGGACGCCACCGTCGAGGTGCTCGAGGACCGGATCATCGCCAAGCTCGGCGCTGCTGCCGATGCGCCGCGCTTCGTCGTCAGGCCCGGTTACGCCAAGCTGCGCTGCGGCGCCCATTGGTTCGTTGTAACACCGGCGGGCATCTTCTGCTCGGTTGTGCCGGTGGTCGGCCCCGATCCGGAGCCGGGCGTCTAATTGGTGCCAGCACGGTCTCTGGTGACGGCCGCGACACCTGGCCATCGCTATATTTCAGGCGGGGCCTTCATGCCCTCATTTAGGAGCGTCGCGATCGCGGTAATGATCTGGGGCAGCGCAAATGGCTTAGCAATCATAATGCTGTGGGGTACACCCTGCGCTGCCCAATTCAGCGAGCTGTCTCCGCTCATATAGACGATCGGCATTGCCGGGACTATTGCGCGAGCGTGTCTGGCGACTTCCCAGCCCGTAGCACCGTTGCCAAGGCGAATGTCTGTAACGACAGCCTGAATTTCTTCTGATCGCGCCGTAAACTGGCGGAACGCCTCTGCGCCACTGGCCGCGGTAACGACTTCAAATCCCGCGTCCACGAGCGCTTCTTTGACCTGCCTCTGGATAAGAAGCTCGTCTTCAACCAATAGAATCAGCACTGACATCGGCGGCCCTCAAGTCGCATGCAGCGAAGCGCAACCAGGATAGTCCACATTATCCGGCGGGTGGCTTTTTTTCGGCGCGGCGGCCCCGCGCGGGGCCGTGTCCGGGCCCGCGCGCGCGCGACACTCTGCGCGCCATGGCCGCCGACTTCATCGACGTTGCGCTGATCTTCGACCCCGAGACCCGCACGGTTGACGCCGAGCTGGGCGAGGACGGCGATCTGTTGCTCGACGAGACGGCGCTCACCCCGATGCTGATCTCGCTCGGCACCGACCGGCGCGCCCGGCCGGACGACGCGCTGCCGCAAGGCCGCGACGCCCTCAACGTCTCCTCGTCCTTCGTCACGCGCCGTGGCTGGTCGGGCGACGCGCTCGACGCCTATGGCCGCCGCGCCGGCTCGCGGCTCTGGCTGATGGAGCGGGCCAAGCAGCACGAGCTCACCGACCTCTTCGTGATGGACGCGGCCACCGAGGCGCTGCGCTGGGCTAAAGCCGAGACCGGCACGCCGGCGCAGATCTCGGTGAGCTGGCCGCGCCGCAACCTGCTGGCGCTGACCTGCCGTATCGGCGACACCGAATTCGACTACGGGCTCCGGGTCGGCTGATGCCTGCGCCTCTGCCCAGCCCCGACGAGATCACCCGCCGCGCCGAAGCCCGGCTTGAAGCGGCGTTGAAGCGCATCCGGCCGGACAAGAGCCCGGCGGCGGTCGCCCGCGCCGTCCGCTCCGAGAGGGGCATGCTGGCGGCGATCGCGCGCGTCCAGGGCCAAGGCCTCTACAACACTCATCTGCATCTGCGCTGGAATGTCGACCAGCTGCTGCCGGACACCGCCGAGCCGGAATTCCTGATCCGCCACGCCTCGATCTGGGGTGTCTATCGCCGGCCGGCGACCAAGGCGGTCGGCTATGCGCTCTTCACCGGTATCCCGGGCACAGCCGTCCCCGCCGGGCTCGACATGCGCCTTCCCGGCGGCGGCCTCGCCGTCACCTCGGCCGGCGGCGTGCTCGATGGCGCCGGCCAGGCCACGATCGCGCTCGAGGCGGCCGAGGGCGGCGTCCTCGGCAACACCGCCGGCGGCGCCAGCCTGCCGATCGTCACGGTACAGGCCGGCCTGGACCCGCAGACCGCCACGCTCGATGCCGACGGCATGGCCGGGGGCGCGGAAGAAGAGAACGACGTCTCCCTTCTGGCCCGCGTGCTCGCCGAGATCCGGGAGCCCGGTCACGGCGGCAACAAGAACGACTATCGCCTCTGGATCCAGAACGCCTTCGCCGTCGCCAAGGTCGCGACAGTGCCGCTTTGGGTCGGCCCTGGCTCGGTCGGCGTCGTGGTCGCCATGGGCACGGCCGTCGCGCCCCTTGTGCCGATACCGGCCGAGCTCGACGCCATGGCCGCGCATCTCGACCCGCTGCGCCCGGTGACGGCCGAGGTCTATGTCCGGCCGGTCGTGCTGCTGCCGGTGCCGCTGCAGCTCGCCGTCGTTCCGAACACGCTGCCGGTGCGCGCCGCCGTCGAGGGGGCTGGCCAGGCGCATTTCGCCGCCGAGGCGCAGATCGGCGAGCGTTTTGCCCGCTCCCGGCTCTCCGAGGCACTGTCGGCGGCCAGTGGCGAATATCGCCACTACATCGCCCTGCCGCCCGCCGACGTCGTGCCCGATCGCGACGAGCTGCCGGTCTGGGGTGGCGTCACCTGGGACCCGCCGCCATGAGCCGAAGCGAGGACCAGATCCTGGAGGAATTGCTGTCCGAGTTGCCGCCGGGGTGGATCTGGCGACGCGACCGCGACAGCGTCATCGCGGCGCTGCTGACGCCGCTTGCCGCCGGCATTGCCGAGATGGAGGCTGTCGCCGAGGCGATGCTCCTGGAGGTCGACCCGCGCGATGCCAGCGCCTGCCTGACCGATTTCGAGCGCGTGCTCGGCCCCGATCCGTGCGGCCGCGATACCTCGACCATGTCGCTTGGCGACCGCCGGCAGCTGGCACATCAGCGCTGGACGGCCCGCGGCGGCGCCTCCAGGCAATACTTCATCAACCTCGCAGCAAAGCGGGGCGTCACGATCACGATCAGCGAGAACCTCGTCACCTATGCCGGTGAGCTCGAGTGCGGCGAAGAGCTGATCGAGCCGCCTGAACAGTTCATCTGGACCGTCCATCTCGGCGACCTTTCAGACGAGACGCTGTTCGAGGCCGATGAAGGCCAGGCCGGCGACCGTCTCTACGATCTCACCATCAGCGACATCGAATGCGACATCCGGCGCCTGAAGCCGGCGCACACCGAAGTCGTCTTCGACTACGGGAGCCTCTGACATGGACCGGATCGCCCATTCTTCGCATGTTGACATCGGCGGCGGCCGCTGGGGCTTTCGTAGCAAGGACACCGTCGCCGGCCAGCCGGGCACGGTCGTCACCGCCACCCATATGAACGCCACGCAAGAGGAGATGCTGGCGATCATCGAGAAGGCGGGCTTCGTGCCCGACCCGAACGACCTGACCCAACTCGCCCAGGGTATCCAGAGCGGCGCGTTGAACTTCGCCGTGGCCACTGGAACGGCGAACGCCTGGGTGGTTGCGCCGGCCCTCGCGATCCTCGCCTACAAGGCCGGCCGCGTTTTCTGGATCAAGGCGCCGGCAACCAACACCAGCACCACCGTCAACGCCAATTTGAGTGGCCTCGGCAACCGGCGCATCAAGAAGTCGAACGGTTCGGACCCCGCTGTCGCCGACCTGACCAGCGGGCGCTGGTATCCGGTTTTCGACGACGGCGTGAACCTCTGCGTGACCGCCACGCTGCCGAGCGATGTGCGAACTGCCCTGGTCGGGTTGACCGGCAACTGTCTGCTCTGGCTCGACGGAACCGAGCTGCGGCTGTCACAAAAGAATGGCTCGCAGCTCATCGTGAACGGCGCGCCGGTGCAGATCCCATTGGTCGGCCCGACATTGTCGACCGCCGGCAACGCCAACAGCACAGACTACTTCATCTACGCCTATCTCGACGGCAACGGTGACCTAAAGCTGGAGAAATCGACGACCGTCTTCACCACCGGCGCCGACGGCACTCAGGTCAAGACCGGCGATGCGAGCCGCGCGCACGTCGGCATCGCCGGTTCGAATGCAGCGGGCGCCTGGGAGGACAGCTTTGCCAACCGGCTGGTCCGCTCGTACTACAACCGCGAATCCAAGCGAATCTTCAATCGCTTCACGGCCGACCGCCAAACCGCGGCCGGATCCGGCACGCCGGCCGAGATCAACACCGAAATCCGCTGCAACTTCGTCTGCTATCCCGACGATCTCATCGACGGCTTCGCGACGGGCTATGTCTTCAATAGCGGCGCGAGCGGCACGACCTACACCGCTGTGACCTATGACGGGACCGGAACCAATAATGCCGGCATCTCGGCGGTCTTCGGCACGGCCGGCGGCCCGGTTGCGCCGCGCCAGCAGATTTCGGGTCTGAGCGCCGGCCGGCACTACGCGACGCTCACCGGCTACAACTCGACCGGAACCGGCACATGGGGCGGCAACACCTCCTCGGCGCCGTCCTGCCTCCTCCATCTTTCCTTGAGGTGATCATGAATGCGATCGGACCGACCTTTGGCGACGAGCTCGAGGCCGCAGGCCTCGGCGGGCTACCGATCTCATGGGGCAGCGATGGCGACGTGCAAGGGCTCGATGGCCTGAGCGCGAAGCAGAAGGCCGGCGTCAAGGCGGTGCTGGCGGCGCACGACGCGAGCCGGATACCCCTTGCAGCGCTCAAGAATGAGGCCTTCAATCTCATCAGCTCGGTAATCCCGACCACCGCGCAACTCAACCTTTCTGCGACGATGGCGGTGATCGCCGGTGCACCGGTCGACATGCGCTCGGCTGAGGAGCAGCAGTTCGCCGAAACCTACGCTGCCGGCGTCGCTTGGATACAGGCCGTTCGCCACCGCCTGCGCGAGCTCGCCGATTTCGGCGGAGTAACGCCGGAGGGCGAGCAACGCTGGCCCAAACCAAAACAATCAGTGGTTGATCTCGC